AACTGGCTCATGCTGCAGTTTGGCATTGCCAAGGAGCTGGGTATGAGCTTGTCGGAGCTACGGTCAACGATGACAGCAGAAGAGGTTTTGGGTTGGAGCGCGTATTTTAAAATTTTGAATGAAGAGCAGGAGAAGGAATTAGCAAAGGCTCGTAGGCGCAGGTAGAGTGTTGGGGCAAGCGTGTGTTAGGTCGTGGCTGCTTCTTATCCAGCTGTTATTGACCTTCGCGTCAATAACCTTGCCGCCCTTGACAAGCTGGAAGCAGGTACAAAAAGAGTAACAGGTCTTTTCAACGAGATAAGGCAGCAAAGAAATTTATTTGATCAGTCAGTAGGGAAAGCGGCTACTCGTGAAGTTACCAGAAATATAGGTAAATTAATTGCAGGTTTTGCTGGTGCGAAAGAAGGCGCAAGACAGTTCCAAGTTACTCTTCAAAAAACAACAAAAGAAGGCACTGTTGAAGCTACTAAGAATGTAAATATGTACTCCAAGACCTTGGCGGGTCTTGGGTCTCAACTCAGGGCCGTTGACCAAATATTGGCAAATTCAACCGTAGGCCAGCAAGAATTTAATGATGCACTGGTCGTTTCTAATAAGCTCTCAAGAGAACTAACTCGAAACCAATTAAAGGCAGCCGCTGCTGAAGCGAAAGCAGGCGCTGGCGGTGTTCAAGGGCTTTTAGCTCTTGGCAAACAGCTTCCAAATAGCGTCAAAGCATTAGAGTTATATCAAGCAGAATTAAATGACCTTCAAATAACTGTTGATCGAACAAGCAAAGATTTTTTTGAGCTAGGGAAGGAGATAAAAAGAGTTGATCTTCTGTTGGCACGAGGGCCTCAGCAGAAGGCAACGGGCAGAGGTGGTGGCCGAGGCGCTGGTGGGGGAAGAAGAGGAGGCAGGTTCCAAGACATTGCGACAGGCGCCGGCTTTCCACTGTTATTTGGCGGCGGTCCAATCCAAGCGTTAGCAGGCGGCCTTGGTGGAGCGGCAGGTGGATTAGGCGGGGCAATCGCTGCTAGCGCGTTAGTCGCCCAGTTTGAAGCATTCGCGAAGGGTGCAGCAGAAGCTGGAGTAGCACTCACCTCAACTTCAGGAGCGTTGGAGCTTGTTCGTGAAAAATCACTTTTTACAAGCGAAAAAACCAAAAATTATGCTGCACAGCTTGAAAAGCAAGGTGATGCAGCAGGTTTAGCAAAATTGCTTACTGAAGAGCTTGTCAGTCAGATAGGCAATGCTGGCGTAATTGCACTTCAAGATTTAGGTACCACAACAAATGAAACAACAAAACTTTGGGGCCAGCTGACCACACAGCTTCAAATACTAATTGCAGGCCCATTGAATGGGTTTTTAAAATTAGTCAACAACATGATTGGCGGCATCAATGATGCACTTAAACCTACGGCTCAGGATGATTTTCGTGCTATTCGCGACAGGGTGCTTGCTTCTGGAGACGCGGAAGCGATTGCTCGCGTAACGGCGATTGAAGATCAGGTAAGAGGCGTCCAAAGAAAAAACCTTCGAGGTGGCGGAACACAAATTAAGCAGGGCAGTCTTACTGAAAAAAGAGCAGCAAAAGGTGTAGATCTTCTAAAAGCAGCAGGATTCGGGCCAAAAATTGCTGTTACAGAACAGGACTTGCAAACTATTACGCCTGGAGGCGGAAGCACCAAAAAAGATATTGTTCCAGGGCTGAAGATTCAAGTACAGCTTCAAGAGCGCCTGCTTGGTCTAAATACTAAAATTGCAGAAGCAAAACGTGATGGGAACGAAGGAGCGGCAGCAGTTCTTGAAGTTGAAAAGATCTTTGAACAAACAGCAGCTAATATAAGTAAAATTAAAGCCGAAGGTCTTGATAAAGAGGCAGAAACTTTAAAAATCAGATCTGAGGAATTAAATGGTCTTCAAAAGGTTGAAGCAGTAAACAACCGAATGAGGGATGCAACGGCTGAGGAAGCAGAAAAAGTAGAAGAGCTTGTTGGGAACTTAGAGAATGAAGGAGCTTTGATACAGGCCAAGTTGAATGGCAGGGAGGATGAAGTTAGGTTGACGCAAGAGATTGCTGAAAAAACCGAAGGGTTGGGGGAGACAGACGCAAAAAGAGTTGCAGATTTAATTAGAGGCAACGCCGAGCTGAAGGAGCAAGCTGCTATTGCAGACAAGATGCAACAGATATACGACCAGATAGGTCAAAGCATTGCTAGCGGTGTTGTTGACACGCTCAGTGCTGCAGTAGACCAAACTAAATCTCTTGCGGACGCTGCTGCAAACACGCTTCGTAACGTTGCAAACATTATTTTACAGCTTGGTATTAACACCGCTCTCCAGGGCACCGGTCTTGGCATCTTTAAAAACCTTTCAGGCTTTGCGAATGGAGGCCGCCCGCCAGTTGGTAAGCCTTCAATTGTGGGGGAGCGCGGCCCTGAGCTATTCGTTCCAAACACTTCCGGCACAATCGTTCCAAACAACAAGCTTGGTGGAGGTGGTGCGACAAACGTTGTCGTCAACGTTGATGCCAAAGGCAGTTCCGCTTCAGGTGACAGTGGTGCCGGTAAGCAGCTTGGAGGGTTGATTGGAGCGGCTGTGCAGGCAGAATTGATCAAGCAACAGCGACCTGGAGGCTTATTGTCCCGCTAATGAGTACCTTCCCTGCTTTTGATCCCGCACCAGGGTTGACCAAGCAAAGCGCACCACAGGTGCGTTCAATTGCTTTTGGCAGTGGTTACAGCCAACGTGCAACGTTTGGCATTAACCAAGATCCCAAGATCTATAACCTGACGTTTCGGGTTTCTGAAACGGAAGCTGACACCATCGAAACATTCTTAGATGCTCGAGGTGGGGTCCAAAGTTTTGATTACACGCCACCAGGCGAAGCAGCCAGCAGTAAGTTCCTCTGCCAGCAGTGGACAAAGACAATTTCTTTTGTCGATCGAGCTGAAATCAACGCTACTTTTGTCCAGGTATTTGAGGTCTAATGGCTTATCCCTACGCTTTACATAAGTGGGAAGCTGAAAAGGCTTATGCGGTTGGTGACGTTGTTCGTGCCAACCCTATAAAAGACAACACGCTTGGCTTCAAGTGCGTTGTTGCTGGAACGACAGACAGCCTTGACACTTACTCCACATTCCCTAATCAAGAGCCTGCGTTTCCGTTCAAAATTACGCAAACGTTAGTTGATGGGACGTGTACTTGGGAAGCATTTGAACCGTTAGCTGAAGAACTGCTTAACCTTGCGCCAACAGCGGTTATTGATTTATTTGAGGTGCATCTAACGCCAGAAATTAATGGAGGGAGCGCAATTACTTTGTATTATCACGCAGGCACAAATGGCCTAACAGAAGAAATTAAATTTGGCGGCCAAGCGTATCCAGCTGTACCAGTTGAGGTTGATGGGTTTGAGTTTTCAGGGAGAGGAACATTACCTCGCCCAACGCTAAAGGTTGCAAACGTTAACAATGCAATCACAACTTTAATGTTGACGTATAACCCTTTGGGCGCAAAGGTTCAAAGGATTCGCACGTTTGCCAAATTTATCGATACGACTAACTTTAATCAGGAAGTACCTTTTGCGGTCGAGTCAGATGTTGCCGACGCTTTGACCACAGAAGGCGGCGATTCTTTGATAATGCAAACCTTTAACGACACAGCAGACGATAATGCCAAGATTGTAGAAACTTGGTATATCGATCGAGTCTCAGGCGAGAACCAGCAATTTGTTGAATTTGAGCTTGCACCAAAGATTGATTTGGTCAACGTAAGTTTGCCGCGCAGAACTATTGAGGAGTTTTGCCCTTGGAAATACAGAGGAACAGAGTGCGGCTACAAAGGAGACAAGTGTTTTACGGTTAACGACACGTTGCTTGCTGCAGCAGACAAAGTTGTTGATGCCAATGGAGACGTGACCAACGACATTTGTGGCAAGCGTTTATCAAGTTGCAAAAAGAGGTTTGGCGGCAATGTCGATCTACCCTATGGCGGGTTCTATGGGGCAAGACTTCAGGCTTAATGCTGTAAAGCACGCCAAGACTGTTTGCCCCAACGAAGCGTGTGGCTTGGTCGTTGATGGGCGTTATTTCCCCTGTCGAAACATTGCGCTAGACCCAGCTGCAGATTTCGCAATCAATCCTGTGGACTATGCCCGTGCGATGTTTGCTGGCACGATTGAAGCCGTAGTTCATTCACACCCACAAGGGACACCAGTCAGTGAGCATGATCGAAAAGCCTGTACGCAGACCAAGATTCCTTGGTACGTTTATTCCGTGCCAGATGATCAATGGTTAACTATCAAGCCCTGCTAGGCCGTCAGTGGGATTACGGCAAAAATGACTGCTACTCCTTGTTTCGCGAGTATTACGGATTGCTTGGTATTGACCTGCCAGATTTTGTGCGGCCTGAGTCTTTGGAGCGTACAGACAGCATATTTTTGAAGCACGCTCCAGTTTTTGGGTTTTACCCTGTGTTGTTTGAAGATCGCTGCCAACATGATTTATTGGTCATGCGCCTTGGTACGAGGGCTCCAATGCACGCAGCCATCTATGTCGGAGGAGACAAGATCTTGCACCAGCGCATGAACAGCCTGAGTGCTATAGAGCCTTTAAGCAGTTACTATAGGAAAAGCGTTGCGGCAGTTTTTCGCCATGCAGCTAGTTCTGTTGGCGGGTGAACTGGGCGAGAAGTACGGCCAGAAGCACGAGTATTACAACCTTCAAACACCTGCTGATGCAATCAAGCTGCTTTGCATCAACTATCCAGCGTTGAAGAATGAGCTAGTCCAAGCGCACCAAAACGGCGTTGGATACAGGGTGATCCAGGGTGGTGCGGCAATGGGATATGACGAGCTGCAATTGCCGTTTGGCAGTAAGCCATTGCTGGTGGTGCCAGTAATTACGGGTTCTGGCGGCAGGGACGGTGCTCAAATTTTACTTGGGATTGGTCTGGTTGCGGCTTCGTTCTTGCTGCCAGGTGCTGGGCTATTTGGAACGTCTGCTCTTGGCAGCGGTTTGTTGGCGGCGGGCTCAGCAGCTGCCGTCCCTTTTGCTGGAGCGGTAGGAGTTGCTGGTGGGGCCTTTGGAACAGCACTTGGTGTCGCACTAAGTTCTGTTGGAGCCAGCATGATTCTTGGCGGTGTAGCGAACTTAATTTCGCCCCAGCCAGAACTGCCAAAAGCAAATCGAATCAAGGGTAGCGGGACTAATGTTCGTGGCCCTGGCCCTGATGGCATCACAAGAGGTGCATCCGGCAACCAGTCCTACGCCTTTACAGGCCCTGCGAACACTGCTGGAACGGGAACTACTCTTCCTGTTATTTACGGGCGTGTAATAGCTGGCAGCCACCTGCTAGCAGCAAATTTAGATGTAACTGACAACTCTGACCCACTGCAAACAGCAACGCAGACTCCTTCAGTAAATACAATTAAAATTAATGGTGAAAAATTAACTAGAGCGTTAAAAGACTGTGGCGGCCTAAAGAGCGAAAGAGGCGATTTTTCCTTAAAAAGCTCAGACACAAATCGCGATAAGAGAGTTTTTATTGGTAAAGTTTTTGGGCCAAACGAAGACCAACCGCTTGAGGAAGGGGCTGAGCTAGCTGTTAATCCTAAGGACAGTGCTCTTAGGTACAAACAAGGCGAGAGCAAGAGAAAAAATATTGATGTAATTTTTAAAATTTCAAATGGTCTGCAGGATTTTGTAGCGGGCCAGGGAAGCACTAAAATTGATGGGTTTATTACTTATCAAATTACATTGGCAATTACAACGGGCGGCGATGATATTGATGTAGCGTCAGCTCGCGTAACAGTGCAAGGATTAACGGATCGAAGCCAAGAAGTTGTATTTGGGCATAGGCTTAAGGCTCCGAAGGTTGATAAGCGTGGTGGGGATGACTTGGATGTAAAGGTAGAAATTATTGAAGTTGGCGTTCGCCAAAGAACTACATTTGAATTAGTAGGCTACGGCTACAAGTTACTTGACGCTTCTTGACTCCTAATGGCTCTCAACTCCAAGACTAATCTCAAGATCATCGACGCAATCTGCGAAGGGCCTATTGACGGGCTTGCAGAGCAGAATAAAAGTGTGCTGCTTAATGAGACGCTTGTAACGCGCAGGCAGCTTAGCGAGAGAGAAAATAACCCACCTTCCGTAAGCTATACATCAAGGAACGGAACAGCAGTTCAGCCTGGCTTTGATGAAACTTCGCTTTTAAGCGATGTCACGACAACTATCGTTCCAGTTAACGAAGAAGTTGGTAAAAGTTATAGCGAAGAAATTAACGATGAGAACCTTGTTGTTTCTCGGGACTACGGCGAAGGAACTGTTATTAGAGCTATCACCGACACTGAAACTGCTTTTGTCCAGCTTGTCTTTAATGTTCCAAAATTGTTTTGTGTTGCACCAGAAGGCTTGGCGCGTGGACAGCTATTTTTTGCACAAATCAGGCTACAAGTCTCTATCCAAGATGCAGACGGCACCTATAACAATTTCCCTGTATTGGTGGAAAATCAAAATCAAATTGATGTTATCAAAGGAATCTCAACCTCTCAATACCAATTTAAAACTGCTCCAATCTATTTAGCAAATTACAAGGGCGAAAGGAAAGCTCCGTATAACATAAGAGTTAGGAAGCGTAAGTTTGACAACGCTGAAGATGCCTTTGAAATATCTTTTAAAGATCTTGAGGATCTGCCAGAAAAAACACCACTTGCGAACAAGCGTGCAGATAGTCTTATCTGGAGCAGCATTATTGTTGGCAAACGTATAAGAACAACTTACCCAAATACAGCACTGGTTAGCCTTAGTATTGACTCAGAAGAGTACAACACACTCCCTGCTAGAGCGTATGACGTAAGAGGCTTAAAGGTTCAAATTCCTTCAAACGCTACTGTTAATAGGACAAGTGATCGGCTTGATGGCAGTTTAAAGTTTGACGACCTAAAGCCATTCGACGGAAGTTTAAAAGATGATCGTGAGTGGACAACCTGTCCAGTCTGTTGCTTTTATGACCTGCTGACCAACACAAGGTATGGAGCGGGTGATTTTATTAGCCCTGAAAATTTAAACTGGGTTGATTTGATTGAGTTAGCCAAATACTGCAACGAAGAGGTTAAAACGCCTGAAGGGCCTGAAGCACGTTTTGCAATTAATACAGTGCTTGGTTCGCAGGCAAGTGCTTATGAAGTCTTGCAGGACATGGCAAGTATCTTTCGTGGAATGCTTTTTTGGAAAGCAGACAACGTACAGATTACTGCTGACCACGGAAATCTTGGCGGTAAAAACGCCGATCCACTTGCAGCGATCCATGTCTTCAGCAATTCAAACGTTGTTAATGGAGCGTTTGTTTATAACGGCTCATCGCTTAAAACTCGCAGCACAAGAGTTCGTGTCCGCTACAACGACCCAGATAATTTCTTTAAACCTAACTTTATTGTTATTGAAGACAGGGCCTTAATTGAAAAGTATGGGGTACAAGAGAAATCTATCGTTGCATTTGGTTGTAGCTCCAAGTATCAAGCACAACGCATGGGGCGTTGGGTACTTGAGTCTGAAAAACTGCACGATGACACCGTCACATTCTCGGTTGGTCTTGAAGGGCTAAACGTGTTGCCCGGTCAAATCTTTGAGGTATCAGACGAGATGCGTCTTGGTACTCGATTGGCTGGGCGCATTGTTGGTGCGCGGGTAGACCTTGTTGATTTAGATCAGCCTGCAGTGTTGCCGGCTGGAACAAATAACAAGCTAAGCGTTGTCATGAAAGATGGCACGGTAGAAGTCGCGCCAATCGCAAGCGTCAGCGGAACAAGGGTGACGCTCAGCTCCAATTTTACTCAAGTTCCACCTGACAATGCGCTTTACGCAATCAAGAATGACTCTGCGGTCTTGCGTAAATATCGCTGCCTAGCTGTTGCAGAAGGAGAAGGAGGAACTTACAGCATTGTTGGAGTGCGGCACGTTGATGGGCTTTACACAGTTGTTGAAGACGACAGTGCTTCTTTGGATTTGCCAGATCCATTCTTCTATGGGGCAAAACCTACTCCACCACAGGATTTAAGAATTACGTTCCAGCAAGTTGATGATGGACGCAATACAACAAACCGGGCAACGATCTCTTGGAGCAGAGGGCTTGTTGGATCTGTTGCTGAATTTAGGGTGGAGTGGAAGGTTGGTGAAGCTAGCAACTGGAACGAAACTTTTACCCGCAACACATTTTTAGATGTCAATTCAAACTTGCAGCCAGGGAAGCGTTTATATGCCCAGGTAAAAGCTGTTGGCCCTGAGCCCGACAAGCACCAATCTGACTGGGCACAAGTTAATCGTGAGATTGCTGTTGGTGGTACGTCTGACGGCAGCAATGATTTCCCAATAGTTGTTTTACCTCCCGACCCAGAAGAAGTAACAATTGAAGCCTTTGGTGTCGACCAAGTTGTTTTGCGTTGGTCCCCAACGGCAGATGGCCAAAAGGTTGAAAGTTTTGTTGCCGTCATCAGGCATACAGGCAGTACAGATGGCACTGGCACTTGGCCTAATAGCACTCTTTTAAGGAAGGTTGAAGCTCGAACAACATCTGCGGTGTTGCCATTGCTAAATGGTGAATATCTACTGAAGTTTGAAAACGCACAAAAGCAACGCAGTCAAAATGCTGTTAGTGCATTAATCAACATCCCCGATAATATCCCTAGGTTAAATTATGAAGTCATACGGGAAGACACTCCTTCAGATTTTCCTGGCGACAAGGTCCAGACTTTTTATAGCGATGCGTATGACGGCTTAGTTTTATCTCATGACGGTTCATTTGACGACATCCCTGACCTTGATGCTTTTGCTGCAAATATTGACTCGTTAAGAGGAGATCAATTCTTAAACGGTGAGTATTTCTTCCAAAACATAGTTGATCTTGGCGCTAAGTTTAGTCTGCGTATGCAACGCATACTTACAGCTCGTGGCCTTTATACCAGTGATTTAATTGACAATCGTCTGGCATTAATTGACACTTGGTCTGACTTTGATGGAGAAATCCCTGACGACACAAACGTTGAGGTTTACTTTAGAAAATCAGATCTGACGGCTACTGATTCAGACATTGTTGCTGAGGATGGCAGCAAGATCCGACAAGAACAAGGCGAAGGAGCTACTGTCACTTACGCCATAACTGTTGTCGCTTCAGGCGGAGGAAACAGGTATCGAGTTGACGGGTCGAGCGTTGACAATCAAACGCTGAGTCTGACCGAAGGCAACATATATATTTTTGACCAATCAGATGCGAGTAACAGCACGCATCCTTTGCGAATTAGTGCAACAAGCGATGGAACGCATGGGGGTGGCTCTGCTTACACCACAGGCGTAACAATTGTCGGGACACCTGGAACGGCTGGCGCTTACACAAAGATCGATTTGGCAGATGGCGCAACAACGCTTTATTACTACTGCTCTGCTCATTCAGGGATGGGTGGTCAATTAAATACGGCTACTGGCACGTATTCAGATTTGCAGCAGGAGTCGGATCTTGTGTTTGACGACTGGATCCCGCTCGAAAACAACGTTTATGTTGGTCGATCGTTCCAATTCAAAGCTGTTCTAACTGCAGACCATATCGACCAGACGCCAATCGTTGATCAGCTTGGTGCCATATTGCAGTTTGAACGGCGCACTGAAAACGGCACAACAATTGCATCTGGTACGGCAGCAGGTGGCAAGGCAGTTACTTTTGCTAATGCGTTTTATACCGACAGCAATACGAAGGTAGCTGTCGGCATCACAGCGTTTGACCTTGACTCTGGTGATTACTACGTGATGTCAGAGCCAACCGGGACTGGGTTTACTGTCACGTTTAAGAACGGCAGCTCTGTCATCAATAGGAATTTTCAGTACACTGCAATAGGATATGGAACACAGCAGACTTAAAGCTTTGTTATGGCTCAGGCAAATGGTGTCGTCGCAAATGCCAGTGGTGCAGCCGTTAGGTCTGACCTGAATGCTCAGCTGTTGGCAATTATCACGAATAACAGCGGCCCAACAGCTCCAGCAACAACTCGTGCATATCAGTTTTGGCTAGATACTACATCTGATGAGTTAAAGATTAGAAACTCAGGGAACACTGATTGGATTACATTGCGATCAACCGCTAGTGGCGGGATTAGCGTTCCAGCGGGCAGTATTACTGCACCATCAGTAACGTTTGGGACGGATGGTCCTGATTACGGCTTTTACCGTTACGGCACTGGCCAAGTTGCTTATGTAACTCAAGCAAGCGGTGCAGATCATACGCTTTTTGCGATTGGTAAAGACACAGGGGCGGGCCCATCACTTCTGTGGGGCGCTCAAGTTACAGGCTCTAATAATAACGACAACCCTGCAAATACAAGCACGCTTGAAGGCTTACAGATCCAACAAAGGGGAAGACTAAATATTGCTTTTAATGGTGGTCCTGGCTTAAAAGTTAACAGGATTGGCAGCTCAGGGACTGAGCTTGGTGGTGTTATGCAATTTCATTCCAATGGCCAACAAGCTGGTCGTGTTGGCATTCTTACTGCATCAACTGTTCAACTAATTGACAGTTCCGATCGCCGCTTAAAAGATAATATTACTGATATGCCGGAGGCTAAATCTCGAATCAATCAGATTGAGATGCACCGTTTTCGCATGATCAGGTCAGGTGAATACGAGGAAGGTTTTATTGCTCAAGAGCTGCAAACCGTAGTTCCTGAAGCAGTAATGGGCACGGAGTCTGACTTAGACGAAGATGGCAATGTTGAATATATGGGAGTTGGCAAGGCTGAGTTGGTGCCATTGTTGGTAAAAGGTTTGCAAGAGGCTTATGCAGAAATTACTGCGTTAGCCTCAAGAGTTGAAGCTCTGGAGGCAGGCTGATGGCTGATCGCAAAATTACTCAATTAACGCAACTGTTTGCGCCAGCATCGGCTGACGATTTTGTTGTTGTTGACTCTTCTGTCGCGACCAGTTCTGAAAAGAACAAGAGGTTGTCATTTGGTGTTTTACATAAAGCTGTGCCAGATGGCAGTGTCACTGCACCCTCAATTAGTTTTCTGACTGACAGCAGTGCTTCAGGTTTTTATCGTGCAGCTGCTAATGAAATTGGAGTAACTGCTAATAGCAGTTTCATCGGTAAATTTACGGCAACAGGATTTCAGCTAGGCGCTGGAACGGCAGCAGCACAGCTGCACTTGTTCAGTGTTGATACGACTGATCAGGTTGTTATTGAGAACACCGATGCAGGTTTAGACACTGCACCTGATGTTGTGCTGTATCGCAACTCTGCATCGCCTGCTGCTAATGACAACCTGGGCAATCTGGAGTTTCGCGGCAAGAACGACAACAACGAAAGCTTTGCTTACGCGCAGATTCTTGCTCAAATTACGGACATCACAGACGGCAGTGAGGACGGTGTTTTACAGCTGATGTCTGCAGCTGCTGGAACGGTTGCCGCACGCATCACTGTAAAAAGCGACAAGGTTGGGATTAACGAATCTGCTCCGCTACATCCGCTCCACATCACGGAGTCGATTGCAAACACGGGTTTATTTGTTGAGTCAGCGGAAGCTGTTGCCGTTAGCGCAGCTGACATAACGCTGTATCACCATCGCGGGAGTGCAGTTGCTGGTCAGGACAATGACGTTATTAGCAGCTTGCTTTTCCAGGGCAATAACGATGCGTCAACACCAGAGCAGATTGTTTTTGGATCGATTGCGAGTTCAATCGTTGATGCCAGTGACACAACAGAAGACGGCAAGATTGATCTAAAGGTCCAAGCTGCTGGAACGTTGACCAGCATGGTTGCGATCACAGCGGCAAACGTGACGTTAGGTAGCCGTCCAGTGCTTCCAACTCACACTCCAGCATCTGCAACAGCTGCGGGTACGGCTGGAGAAATTGCTTGGGACGCCAATTACATTTACGTTTGCACGGCGACCAACACCTGGAAACGGGTAGCGATCTCAACTTGGTCGTGACCCCTTTAGCCCCTAGAGGTTGACTAAGCCATGAGCAACACAAAAATCTCAGATCTGACTGAACTGGTTGCAGTTCAGACCTCTGATGTTCTGCCAATTGTTGACACCCTTAATGACCAGACCAAAAAGGTCACGGTCGGCAATGTGGTTGCCACTGGCTTAGGCGCTGGAGCTATTACTACAGCAAAGATTGCGGATGATGCCGTTACGGCAGACAAGCTTGCTAATACTGCTGTTACACCTGGGGCTTACACGCTTACCAGCGTTACGGTTGACGCACAAGGCCGTATTACTGCTGCTTCATCTGGAACGGCAGCTGATACCGACAAGATTGTTGAAGGCAATACGGAAGCTGAAGTTATTGACACTGGCTCGGATGGCCACTTCAAAGTTACGACTGAAGGCACTGAAAGAGTTCGTGTTGGCCCTGCAGGTCAGCTTGGTTTAGCAGGAGCGAACTACGGCACCAGTGGTCAGGTTTTAACCAGTGGTGGAGCGTCAGCTGCGATAGCCTGGGTGGACGCAAGTCAGA